TGTTTATTCAAGGAGAAACCTATGAGCAAAGCATTCGGAGACCCAGAACGGGCAAAAATTAAACAGATTGTTGCCGAAGGGGTAACAGTTATGCAGGAGATTGCAGATCTTACCGACGGTCTCAATGATACTATCAAAGCAGTAGCCGAAGAACTCGATGTAAAGCCCAGTGTAATCCGTAAAGCAATTCGTATCGCACAAAAAGATCAATGGGATCAAGTATATCGTGAATTCGATGATCTCGAAACCATTGTAGATATTTCTGGACACGCCAATCTTAAAGATTAATGGTTCTTGATTTTATTAAAATTCCATATACTACACAGCCGAGTATGAGCAGGAACCTCGGCTGTATTTTTAATTCTGATCCCGATCCTACTATTATAGAAGAGAAAAGGTCAGAATTAGAAAAGTATAAAGAGGATTTACATTTTGTTACACATGAAAGTACCATTAATCAACTAATCCCAAAGGCTGCTAAGATTTGCGGTAAACAAGAGACTAATAACATCATCGAATTCGCTTTAAACTTTGAAGAAGATGTTGCTATACTACACAAGGGTATATTAGCAGCAATCTGCTTTTGTTTTCCAAGCAGCTGGGTCCCTAGTAGTAGAACTGGATTCGCTCTTGCTGACATACATAAAGAGGTAGCAGACGGCCAACGATTAGCTCAAATGAGTGATCGTCTGACTAAAATTATGTCCACCGAAAGTTTAGGTAGTTTCCGTAGATCTGTGTGGACAGTGACTGCTAATCCTAATCGTAGTAATCACCCCAATAACAAAATTTTACAAGAGCCCCGAAGTATTGATGACTTGTATTTTAGACTCGAGACTCAAACTACTCGATCATTAGAGGATGAGTTTAGTAGTTTGTTTTTTGTTAAGGTTGATGTACAACCCTTAGCAGCAGTTTGGGAAGAAAATCGAGATAAAATAAAAGACAGTATTAACTCAATGAGCGATAATGTATTGAAATATAAAAATCTAGAACAAATTAAAACATTGTTAAATAATATTGAGTAAGGCATATAGTCAGCCACAAGTGACTAAGGAAAGGTAAGCCGGCCATAATCGGTAAGGAGAAAAATATTATGTACGTCGATTCGATTTGGGATCGCGAAAAAGACATCATTCATGTTGTTGAACGCGATGTAAAAAAAGGGAGAATATATCGTGAAATGCCGGCACGATATACATTTTACTATCCTGACTCACGAGGCAAGTATAAATCAATTTACGGCGAAAACCTCAGCAAGGTCACTTGCAAATCTTATAAAGAATTTCAAAAAGAACAAAGAGTTCACAGCGGGCACAGACTTTACGAGTCTGATATCAATCCTGTATTTCGTGTTTTAGAAGAAAACTATCTAGGGCAAGATTCACCAAAACTTCATGCAGCATTCTTCGACATCGAAGTAGACTTTGACCCAGAAAGGGGTTATGCCAGTCCAGAAGATGCATTCATGCCTATCACAGCAATCTCTGTATGTTTGCAGTGGATAGATACTATGATCACTCTAGCAATTCCGCCAAAGACTTTAACTGTAGAGCAAGCAGAAGAATTAGTTAAAGAGTTTCCCAATACACATCTATTCGATTCAGAGGCTGAAATGTTAGATACATTTTTGAACATTATCGAAGATGCAGATGTACTCAGTGGCTGGAACAGCGAAGGCTTTGATATCCCATATACCGTAAATCGTGTTACTAAGGTATTAAGCAAAGAAGATACTCGAAGGTTCTGTCTTTGGGGGCAACTGCCTAAGAAAAGAGAATTTGAAAAATTCGGAAAAACAGCCAACACATACGATCTAGTAGGTCGTGTACATCTAGACAGTATGGAATTGTATAGGAAATATACTTACGAAGAACGGCACAGTTGGAGACTGGATGCAATCGGGGAAATGGAGATTGGGGAAACTAAAACTGTCTACGAAGGAACACTAGATCAACTATACAATAATGATTTTAAAAAGTTCATTGAATACAATAGACAAGATACTGCACTGTTAGATAAATTAGATCGAAAACTAAAATTCCTAGATCTTGCTAATACAATTGCTCATGAAAACACTGTTCTACTCAAAACAGTACTAGGTGCCGTAGCAGTTACTGAGCAGGCCATTATCAACGAAGCCCACCACAGGGGTATGATTGTACCCACTCGAGCACGTCGAGAAGAGTTAGGAGATATACAGGCAGCAGGTGCATATGTTGCTTATCCTAAGAAAGGTATACATGAGTGGCTAGGATCTCTAGACGTTAACAGTCTATATCCTTCAGTAATTCGTGCATTAAACATGGGGCCAGAGACTATTGTAGGTCAATTACGTCCCATAAAAACTGATCAATATATTCAAGAACAAATGACTTTGCAAAAAAAGAACTTTGCACAAGCATGGGAAGGAATGTTCGGTACATTCGAATTCGAAGCAGTTATGAAGCAGGACAAAGCGTTCGAAATTACCATTGATTGGGAAAACGGAGATAATGACATATATAGTGCTGCACAAGTTTACAAGATGATCTATGAAAGTAATCAGCCATGGATGCTAAGTGCAAATGGAACTATTTTTACTCACGAAGTCGAAGGTATTATTCCAGGGTTATTAAAACGTTGGTATTCGGAACGTAAAGAACTTCAAGCAAAACTTAAAGAAGCAATTAAAGCAGAAAATAAAGTAGAAGAAGAATACTGGGATAAACGTCAACTGGTTAAGAAAATTAATCTTAACAGTCTGTATGGTGCTATTCTTAATGGTGGCTGCAGGTTCTTTGATAAGAGAATCGGACAATCTACTACACTTACAGGTAGACAAATTGCCAAACATATGGCTGCAAAAACTAATGAGATTATCACAGGAGATTATGATCACTTAGGAAAATCTATCATTTACGGTGATACTGACTCTTGTTATTTTTCAGCATACAGTACTTTGAAAAAAGAAATCGACAAAGGGCAAATACCGTGGGATCGAGACATTGTTATTCAGATCTATAATCAGATAGGAGACACTGTGAATTCAACCTTTACTGATTTTATGTTGGATACATTTCATTGTCCAAAAAGTCGTGGAGAAGTGATCAAAGCGGGTCGAGAAATTGTTGCTAGTAAAGGACTGTTTATCACCAAGAAAAGATATGCTGTTCTTTATTATGACAAAGAAGGTAAACGACAAGATCTAAATAATAAACCCGGAAAGATTAAAGCCATGGGGTTAGATCTTAAACGCAGTGATACTCCTGAGTTTATGCAAAAATTTCTCGAACGTGTGCTCGAAAGAGTACTAAATGGATCAGAAGAATCAGAGATTCTCGAAATGATCTCTGAGTTCCGTATAGAGTTCAAAACTAGACCAGGATGGGAAAAAGGTAGCCCCAAACGTGCCAACAATATTGCAGCATACGAAGCAGAAGAAAAGAAAAAGGGCAAGGCCAATATGCCAGGGCATGTACGTGCAGCCATCAACTGGAATACACTGAAGCGTATGAATGGGGACAAGTATTCTATGAACATTGTCGATGGTATGAAAGTGATCGTGTGCAAACTTAAAGACAATCCATTGGGATATACTTCAGTAGCATATCCAGTTGACGAATTACATATTCCCAAGTGGTTTCAAGAACTACCATTCGATCATGCTGAAATGGAGGCAGTCATTATCAATAACAAAATTGACAATCTTATCGGAGTGCTAGGCTATGACCTACAATCTACTACCAGCGATAATACATTCGGATCTTTATTTTCATTTGATTGAAATAATCATTGACTAATATCAAATACCTAAATAAACTATCATTTACAAAGGAAATAACATGAAGGATATCTTGCAAGACATAGTAAGTCATACTTACAGTCTAGGTTTTTTAAACATTGTAAAAATTACAGGCACAGAAGATAAGACACAAATTGATTCCGTGTCTGACAATCGCACTGTTGTTATGTCTGCAGAAACTAGTTCTGCACAACCAGACATGATCGGTGTGTTCGGTATGCCGCAGATGAACAAACTTAAATATCTACTAGATTGCCCGGAATATAAAGAAGAGGCACAGATTGATATTGTCAAAGGCGAACGAGAGGGAGAAGTTATCCCTTTAGGTATCCATTTTGAAAATAAACAAGGGGACTTCAAAAACGATTATCGTTTTATGAATACCAAAGTCATTAACGAAAAACTTAAAAATCTTACATTTAAAGGTGTTAAGTGGGATGTCGAAGTCGAACCTTCAATGAGTTCTGTTCAACGATTTGCCTTTCAGGCTGCAGCCAACAATGAACACACTACATTTCTTGCTAAAACCGACGGAGATAAACTGAAATTTATATTCGGAGATGCTGCTAGTCATGGTGGTGAATTTGTATTTTCTACAGATGTTACTGGTAAACTTAATAAAGGATGGACTTGGCCGGTCGCAGAGGTATTGGCTATTCTTAAAGCATCAGATGTTAATAATACCAAATTGAGCCTCAGTAACGAAGGTGCTTTACAGATCACGCTCGATAGTGGAATAGCTACATACAAATATATTGTGCCAGCACTAACATGAGCAACTATACCACTAACCTGTCTCCACTGCAGAAAGATTACGCTGTATATCTCCCGGCCATCAGTTCATTTTATAGTACCTATGTAGCCAAGCAGAGATTAGAAGAGTTTGTACCAAATGATCGAATCCCTGCGGGGTTTGATCGCGGCATTGAAGGTATGAACTTTTTAAATCCAGAACAAGGGTATTTTACATATAAGTATGCTCTATATTCTGCAGGGCACGCACAACTGGACCTCAATAAAAGTGTCACGCAAGAATCTATGATTCAACAAAGAGATCGTGCTAACACAATGATCTTAGGAGATTCAGGAGGATACCAAATTGGTAAAGGTGTTCTAAAATTTGATTGGCTTAACTTCGAAGGTAAAGAAGCCAATGCTACTCGTCGAAAGATTTTAGAATGGCTTGAACTTACTGCAGACTGGTCGATGATGCTCGACGTTCCTACCTGGGCCTGTGATCATATTCACAGTCCCAAGACAGGTCTTAAATCTTTTGACG